TGTCTGCACCACGGCTCGGAGTAAAAGGCGTTACAGGAATACCAATCCGGCGCAACTCTTGCGTCAACGGCATACCAGACCCCTTCTGCTCTATCAAAACCATATCAGGCTCGTACAACTTGTAAAGATCATTTGCTTCTTGCTTGAGTTGAGGGAACTCCCAACGACCCTTAACAGCGTCTAAAAGCATAATATGGTCTTCATTTGTTTTATCTTCAGTAAAAATACCCCAAGTTGTAACAGCAGAGTAATCAGCTCTGTCACTCTTACTAAATGCCGTATCGTAACTTTGAATAATGTAGCTACAGGGGGGCGGATCTTCCTTATTCCACTGCTGCCACCATTCTCTTTTAATAATTGCACCCTCTTCAGCGGTAGGGTTTTGCATATACTGAGCATTCCATTTAGCAACAGGAATAGACGCTTTTACGCTCTCTAACTCCTCTAAATCCCAGTATTCAGGCCATAAAGAGGTGCCAGAAGGCATAATTGCAGGGAATTCCACTATATCCCACTGATCAGCGCCCTTTTCGCTCTGTCTTTTTAAAACTTTAGCCGTTAAGTCCCTAATAGACCACCTAGTCATCACAATAATGATCGAACCACCTGGCTGTAAACGCTGTCTTGGGCCAGAAGTGTACCATTCGTAGATATTATCTAGCGCAGTAGCGCTTAAAGCGTCTTGCTCAGACACAGGATCATCAATAATAGCCAAATCAGCACCACGGCCAGCTAACGCACCCCCCACACCAACCGCGTAATACTCCCCACCGCCGTTGGTACTCCAGCGACCAGAGGCTTTTGCGTCTGATGCAAGCTTAACATCAGGAAAAATGTCCCTAAAGTCATCGCTATCAATTAAATTCTTTACTTTTCGACCAAAACCAACAGCTAATTCAGCCGTGTGAGTCGCTTGAATGATTTTTTTAGTAGGATCTCGGCCCATAAGCCACGTTGGAAACAAATAAGAGGCAAATTCGCTCTTAGTATGACGTGGCGGCATATTAATAATAAGCCTTTTTATCTTACCATCTGCCACAGCTTGGAGTTTCTCAGCATAAACCTTGTGATGACGCCCCTCAATAAACTGAGGCCACACATGATTTACAAAAGCCATGAAATCTTTTTGTTTTTCAGCCCTATCGTCCAACGTTGTTAAACGCTCTAGCATAGGAGCTACTGTAGCAAGTTCCTCATCCGTTAAAAAATCTGTAAACTTGCTAATTTCATTCATGACATCGAGCTTAGTAACCTACCAATTGCACCATCTAAGTTAGAACCTGAAGTCGCACCGCCCATATTAAATTGTTTTGGCATTCTTAAAACAGGACTTACAACTGGTGTGGGTGGTACTGGATCTGGCGTTACAACTGGTGTTGTAGGTCTAATAATTGGGTTTAAATCAATCGGCCCAGAAGAACCGCCACCTCCGCCAACAACATCAATAGGAACACAAGTATTTGTATTTGGATCTAATTCAAAGCCAGGCTGACAAGGGTTATATGGCTCATCAAGTCCTTCAGGAGATCCTTGACCCCCTATATCTTCTTGATAACCTTCAATTGCCTTTGACATTTCAACATTATTTCCATCACTATCAAAATAACCTTCATCACCTTGCATATCACCCATGTAACTTACAGTTTCACCAGATTTATCGCTAACACCTTGGGAACCTACAAAATTACCGTCTTTATCATAAACAGGATTAAATCTAGTAGCACCAGTGCCAAGAATACCTGTAGCACCACCTATACCAGTGCCAAGTAAACCAGAACCGCCGCTTTGACTTATTACTTGATTAATTGCTTTTTGTTTTCTGGATTCTGAAGTTCCTAGTAAACTAGCTCCGGGAAGTAAGCTTAAAAGATTAAATTTGCCCTTATTTGCCTCAATGTCTTCTTGATTCTGAACACCAGCTTCCGCAACTCTCATAGCTTCTGCTTGTTGACGATAATTTTTTGCGCCTTGTAATGGATCGTAATCTGAAGGTAAACCAATATTAGATGGAGAAGAACTTAAAGAAGCCTCTAAAGTGCCAAAATCTGTACCCATAGGCTCTGGAGTGTTCATATCACCAAGCGCAGCTTCTCTTCTGTCCATAGCAGGATCACCAATTGGAGCGCCCATTGTTGCCTCTGCTAAAGCAGGGCCTGTCAATTCTGGAATAGACGGAGTGAATGTAGGACCCTGTGGATTTAAATTATCTGAAGCTCTTGCAGCAACAATAGCATCTCTCGCAGATTCATCTAATTGAGGTGAGTTTACAATACCTGTAGCAACCTGTGATGGATCTTGCATTCCAGTTGGCGTTTGAGCATCAAGTCCTGTAAACGCGCTTGCGCCAGTAAAAGGATCACTTTCCATATCAATGTTATAACCAAAAGTAGGATCTTCAACACCAACGCCAACACCGCCTAGGTTATCTGTACCCATATCAATATTTAAATCGCCATAATCAGGCGCTATAGGCGCACCTAAATTTGGATCTATGCGACCCATATTCATTGACATAGAAGGCGCATTAGAAGTTAAACCCTCAAAGGTTGGATCGTCAGGCGTAGGCTGATAACCAGGAGGCATCATATCGGGCCTCACAACGCCGCCAAGTAATGAAGAAACGTCAGGCATATTTACGTTTGTGCCAGGAATATTTACTGAAAGATTCGGATCGTTGTATTGATTTAAAAAAGCCTCATCTAAAGTATTAACACCAATATCATCTGTCGCAATATTAGAAACAGGCACACTTGAGGCTGAAGTAACTGGACTTGGAATATCTGTAAAACTATCATTAAACGTCGCTAGATCACGACCGTCTTTCGTATCCATAAAGGCATCAACTAAATTACTTCTCGCTATCGCATCAGCGCCGCCTAAAGGTGACATCATCTCATTAGAATCAGCAATTGCTGCCGCTTCTTGCTCTTCTGCAACTTGATCAGCTAAAGCATTTACAAAACCAATATCAACACTGTTACGATCTCCACGACCGCCATCTCCAGGGCCACCACCGCCACCGCCAAAACCAAATCCTTCGCCAAATCCACCATAACCACCAGCGCCACCACGGAAAGCAGGTACGCCCCCCGGACCAGGTTCGCCAGTACCGCCAGATGCACGAAGCATCATCTCTTCACCAGGATTAATATACGCTAACCTATGCGGCTCTCTGCCAATCATCGTACTGCGCGGAACAGCTCCGCCGCCCATCATCGCTAAAGGAGGCATCGAAGGCGCACCGCCACCAATACCACCAGCCATAGGATCTTGAGCAGCAGGTGTCGGAGGAAAAGATTTATTCATAGATTGTAAATACTGGCTGAAAGTCTTGCGACCACCAGCATCACCGCCAAAAGATTGCCCGTTGCCAGCAGTAGGATTTGTAGGATTTATTGGTGGGGGACCCATCTGAGGACCCATTGGAGGAGGTGCCATCGGAGGTGCCATTCCCCCACCCATCTGTGGCATCGGAGGCATAGGCGGAGGACCCATGTTTGGTTGAGGACCGCCAAGTGTTGGTGAAGGGGGACTCATCGGACCCATTGGGGGTAATGCCATGCAAAATCTCCGTTATGTAAAATATTTAAAACATTCTTAACAAAATATTAAAATTTAATCAACACATTCTAGTAAACCATTTTTAATCATACTATTCGCATAAGTGGTTCTTGTGCAATAATAATAATTTTTGCCGTTCCATTCGCACATCTCAATAGCAGATCTACGCATAAAAGCACGCTCATCACCAATGCCAGATATCCTATGACGCGATTGCATCACAGGAACAACCTCCTCTGGACCTTGAGCCTCGAACTCAAAAGAATTGCCATAATTAACACGGTATCTAGGCATCTACTTCCCCATTTTTACTTTGTTCAGTACCGTATGGACTTATATGGGATAGGTCAATGTATTTTTTTTAAAAAATTTTTTTGTGGTGTCAAGGTACTTGCTGCTAACTCTGCATTTTTTTGTGGTAAATGTTGGTGGGGAACTGAGTGTAAGGTGATCTGACCGATCGATTGTCAAATAAGGGGTATACCCGAAAGGCTCCGCCCCGACCCGACCGATCGACATAGAAGCCTAGGGTACCTTACCAGAACAATTGTGCGGGTCACTGAGTGGGATAACGTGGGATTAATGTATGGATATACACAACCAGCTTAATCCGGGCTGTATGGCGAATAAAAAAAAGACCGCTGTTAAGCGATCTTTTTCTAGTGTTTTCGGCCTTCCAGATTATGATCTGGAAAGCTCGGTTATTCTATTTTGCCACCATTCAAAAATGTCATCTGGTAGGCTTGCCCAAACACTTCCTAAGCCTAGTCTATTATCTGGCATCAAGCGAGCACCAGTTGATTGTGTTTGATACTCGCTAAGTATTTCGTAGCGTGCCAAGTCTTGACCGTCGCCGTATGAATTGCCATTCGCTTGCATGGTGTGAGTGACTACCGCGCCGTCTGATAGTCGCGCTCTAATCTCAGATATTCTGGCGCGGATATTGATTGCCGTTGTACCTGTTGCGTTCATTAGGTCGTGAACATCGCAACCACCATTGGAACGGCACATTGAATAAATCAAACCAATCCTAGATCCAGATCTGAACACTTGTTCTGGTGTTGAGATTGTCTCAGAACTTTGACCATTCTCAATTCTATTTTCAATAGTGTGGTGAACAAGGTTAATTAGGAACAAAACCCAATTGATAATCTTATCCGCTTCAATTGTACCGCTTGCCTGTCTGAATTCAATTGTACCGTTTCGCCAGTGATTAAGATTGATCACTGAAAACTTGCCTGTTGTCGCGTCGCGTAATTGCTCAATGGTTCTAGCGGTGTCTAGTCTGTTTGTTCTCATTACGTTACAGTAACGATTGCTTGTTCGTGAACTAGGGAACATTGAATTGATTATTGGTTGAGCGTTAGCATATCTAGTCATGATGTCTTTGACCGCTACCGCGTCCATTGGATCACCAAAGAATTCAGACCCACCAATGAAGCGACCAGTTCTTTCAGTGTATTGGATACTTCTACTTGCTAGATCTGTTGGGTTGTTTCGTAGCGTTTGAGCGTTTGAGATGTGAACGTGTAAACCACATTGTCTGTTTATTCTACAACCAATGTTTTGCAATACGCGACAAACTTTTTTAATGTAATCAAATGAGAAGTCACAAACTGGTAATGGTGGCAATACGATTTCACAATCGACGCTTGGTGTTCCATCGGGTTTAACGATGCAACCATTAATTTCATTGTGTCTTAATGCATTTTTAATTTCGGTTATGCTTTGACCGCTTGTTTCTATTTCTATTCCATATGTAAACATTGTTTAAACCTCCACTTTGTAAATGTTGTTGTTGAATGTAATTTTAATATCGTATGATTTTAAATTACTAATTACGCCACGAATAAATAAACCGTTGCGATTGGTTGAACTAATCAATTCATTAAGTGTCGACCCTTTGAGTATCATTAGGTAAATTTTTGTTTGTGTATCTGTTCTCATTTTGTTCTTTCCTTTGTTTTGTTGTGGTACAACCTTAATATCAGCATTTATGGGAATTGCAAGTGCTTTATGGGATTTAATGGAATACGAACAATTGTTCGGGTTTTGATAAAACTCAAAAAATTGGTTTTTTTAATTATAAGGAACGTGTGTGTATGTGTGTATATGTATGTATATATGTGTATATATAAAAAGGGTCGGACTGATTAAAGCCCGACCCCGATCCGATCCCGATCCCGATTGTTACGAATCCCGATACTCTTGCTTGTCCCAGCAATCCTCGGCTTCAGCCCGATTCATCTTGCCCGATTGCATAGCGTCTGCAATCCAGTCTGATTTAAACTTACTGGGTTTACCATAGCGTGAGTCAACCCGAACATCTCTGAAATGGCGGGAACGATAAAAGTCCCCGCCAGCGTCATCCGATGCCTGAGCAAGCGCCCCATCATCAAGACCGAAATCTTTATATCCTTCTTCAATCATTCTATAGTAGTTATGATTAGGCTTAGAGATTTGTGTCTTATCTTGCATCATGTACGTTAGCCAGCCGTGATTAATCTTGCGTCGTGTGTACAGGTGAGGATATCCCTCTAATCTGTCCAAAGCTTGCAAGCACTTACCCGTGATAGACCAGAGAACAACGGGAACAACTCCTCCATCTTCTGGCACAATGTCAGCCACTCCTCTAAATACGAGGCGGTAATTGGGCAAATAAAATCCGCCCATTGGTTTGGCTAGGGGGCAACGTGCCTCCATCGCCCTCCTATTTGTATTCATACCGTAAGCCATGTAAAGATATTTAGTTTCTAAAAAGCTCATGCTACCAGCTCCCGCGCATCTTCAATAAGTTTATCGTTGAGGGCTTCAATATTATCTCTGCCAATCTTTTCCAAAACAATACAACGCGCATAGCTTGGGGAACAGTCGCCATCATGTGCAATGTACTTGGCGAACTCAGCAATTACGAACGAACGTAAGCGACCTTTGTTGCTTAAGTTCTCCTTAATATAGGATTGATTGCGTCTGTAATGCTGTTCACCTAGATACGACCCATCAAGCCAACATCTAAAAAATCTTCTTGTTGGGCTGTTGTCGTCAGTAATAATTGTATCTTCTAGATCTCTTCTAATTTGTTCTTTCTTTGTCATTGTAATGATTCCTTTTCTTGTGGTGTTCCCACCCTATCCCATACATTTATAACTGTCAACATAAAAAAACACATCAACCAAAAAAAAATTAACCTGGGTAACTTCGAGCTGCACGAGGCTGCTGGCTGCAAGAACACGAACAATTGTTCGGGTTCTAACCGGGCCGCTGGCGCTGCAGTAACCACAGGTAGACAAAATACCGCTGTAGGTAATCTAGCTGCCTGGGTAACCGGGGGACTGCAGCGCCAAACCCGAACAATTGTTCCCGATTCGGCCCGGTTCCCGCAGCAACCGCCTGGGTAAAAAAAACTACAGGTGTAGAAAACACAGCAGTCGGCTAGGCAGCCGGGCAATAACCCGAACAATTGTTCCGATCCGAGGCCCGATTCAAGCTGCAGTCCTGGTCCCGCCCAGGTAAAACTCCGGCAGCCAGGCTGAATCCGGTTAATATCCCGAACAAATGTTCGGATGGCCCGCTGCTTAAAAATAACGCTTGGTCCGGTGCAGCTAACCCGAACAATTCATCGGGTTATACCCGCTGCTAAAGTCCCGATCCCAGGCAAAAACCCGCATAGTTTCGGAAATCCCGAAGGTTATGTCCCGATAACCCGAACAATTGGGGGCCTCCAGGGGGTCGTCCGGGCCACCCCCGATTGTTTTCCCGAACAATTCTCTACTCTGGATTACAATTCGTTATAGGGATTGTTTCGTGATTTATGGTATTTTCTGAATTTTCGCTGGGCGTGACATCCACCATGCGTGTTTTAGCACGATCCATAAACTCTTGCAGTTTAAGGGCTATGTCTTCTCGGCTCATAGCGTCCAAATTTTCGTGCGTGACGTGGCTTCTATTGACCATAAGCCCCGTGACCTTCAGGCGAAGCTCTTCTGCCTTTATAGCGGCTGAGTAGTTGCCTACGTTCCAAGCTTCATCTCGAAGTCTTTGCATATCCCGAACTGACTTGGTGACTGTGACACCGAACTTACTTTCCAGCTCCATCCGCATTTCTTCCATCCGTTCTTTTATTCTCGGATTGTTGAGAAGTTGGACGGCTGATACATTTGCGTTCTTGTACCCTGCAGCTCTGGCTGAGGCAGTTTGTGTTAGATCTTTATGCAAGTAGTTATCCAGGAACTTTTGTTGCTGTGGTGATAATCTTGGCTCACCTTTTCTTGACTCACCGACTTTAGACATTTCAAACCTCGATTATGTTACGCCCCGATTATCGTTGTTATTGGCTACGAGGTCAAGCCTAACTATTCCCATACCTAGCGATTAATTGACAGCCTACACTTACGTTAAGGGGGGTAAGGTATATACCCCCCCCTATAAGGGGGGTAACGCAATTAACGTAAAATAAGTGTTTGATTTCATTACATATTCTACGTTAAATGGCACTTTTAACGTAATTAACGTAAACGGCTAAACCATTGATTTAATTCAATATTCTACGTTACGTTAACTGCGTTAAGTTTTAACGTGATTTTTTTTAACGTAAAATATTGTTTAAAAACAATGACTTAATTTTTAGCCAAAAAGGGCTTTACTTCTTGGAAGGTGTGGGATAAGTTAGGCATTACCACAACAAGAAAGACGATCATGTATTGTGATTATTGTTTAACAGATACGGCTAAGAAGACAGGCAGCTACAATGCCAGCACTTACGTTCGAGGATATAGTAAGGTCAGGCATTACTACCGTTGTTCTAGCTGTAAAAGACGTTGGACGAATGACAGGCCAATGGCAGTTAGACAGAAATACTTTTCCCCTTGGGACAGCTTTACTTGGGAGTGGGATATTAACGAACCACATGAAGGAGAGAAATAATGACATTTGAAATACTTATTACATTGTACGGATTATTTTTGATGTTCTATATGCCTTACGTTTTGATCAAGGTTATTAGAATGAGGCGTGAAGACAGGCGTCAATACAGAGAATTTATGAGGAGGAAGAACAATGCCTAATTGGGTAACAAATGAAGTAACGTTTACTTTTGACATGAGCCATCAGAAAAATAAGTTCATGAAGCTAGTAACATCTGATGATAATCCATTTGATTTTAATAAGATCATTCCGATGCCAGAGGTGTTTAATCGCCTTTGCACCAATGGAACGATTGCCAATGAAATTTGTTGGTGCGATGACAGTAAGCCAAATGGTGTTGGTGAACAGCTCACTGACTTGGATTTAAAACGTTTAAAGAAGGAGCATGGCACCATTGGTTCTTATGATTGGTGTTGTGAGAATTGGGGAACTAAGTGGAACAGTTGTGATGCGACAGTTGATTGGGAAGACGAGGATGGTGTTGAATTTATTTTTAACACCGCATGGTCAGCCCCGACACCGATTGCCCATTTTCTGAAACATAAGTTTGAGGGCGTTAGGTTTCGTTGGTTTTACCGAGATGAGAGCGATATGTTTTGCGGTTATTTAGATGATGATATTGGAGGAGTATAAGATGAAATTAGAACTAAAAAGTATTAAGCACGCTCAGTGGAAATCTGAGGAAACTCATTGTTACAATGCTAATCTTTATGTTGATGGCAAGCCATTTGCGATTGTGGGTAATCATGGTCAAGGCGGTGCTGACAGCGAGGATCAAGATCCAAGGTTTAAGGGCAATTGGTCAAAGAAGCTTAGAGAGGTAGAGCAGTATTGCCGTGAAGCATATAAGTTCAAAGGTTATAAAGACGTTTGGATTAACGGCAGTATGGAACACGCTTGCCATGTTTTGTTGGAAGATCATTTGGAGCGTAAGCACTACAGGCCGTTTTTAAAACAGATTTGTGGAATTACTGACGGCAAAATGTGGAGTTATGGTAAGAGCGATACTGTTAAGCCTACTAAAGAGAACATGGACAGACTTCGAGAAAATGGTGAAGTGTTCTTGAATGAGTTGCCAGAAGACGAGGCGATTGCAAAAATTAAAGCAACCGCATACGTTCAGAAGGGAGAGGCCACATGATAGTTGAATACACATTAGATGACTTTGATAAGTTGTATCATACAAGTTGTGAGAGCTTTTATGGGAGCCAATGGAATAGATTTGAAAGAAATAACTCTAGTTATGAGAAGATAGAGTTAGATCCCGATAAGAAATACATCATGTATTGGTTGTCTCAGCACGAAAAATTAACCGCGCTTTTAACGATGAAAGTTCTGAGTGCCAAGGGTTTTGAAGCTCATATGTTGTGGGATATGTACAATAGCCCCAACCCCGATTGGTGCATTATGACCGACTACAGATCAAAGAGTTGGCGCCTTCAAGATGAGATGAATGATGCTTAGACACGTTGATCTTTGTTCGGGTATTGGTGGCTTTAGCCTTGGTTTTGAGTGGGCTGAGTTGTCCACTCCCATATTGTTTTGCGACACCGAGCCTTGGTGTCGTGAGATACTCGCAAAGAATTTTCCAAATGTACCCATAGCTACAGATGTAAAGGAGTTAGCTAATGACCCAGAAAGAACTGTTCCCGATTGCGACATCCTCACAGCGGGATACCCCTGTCAGCCCTTCTCCGTCGCGGGAAAGCAAAAAGGCACAGAAGATGACCGCCACATCTGGCCGTACATCCTTAGAATTGTTGCACAAAAAAGACCGACTTGGTGCGTTTTCGAAAACGTTCATGGTCACATTGCCTTGGGTCTCGACCAGGTGCTTGCTGACTTGGAAGCCGAAGGCTACGCCACGCGGACGTTTGTTGTTCCAGCTTGCGGTGTCAACGCTCCCCATCGAAGAGACCGACTCTGGATTGTGGGCAACGCCCAACACGATGGATCATCTACCGCCAAGGTCGGAGGAGTCAACGAAGAAGATGCAAGAGGGTCATCGCAAGGGCAGATCCAGACCGAGCAATCTTCGAGAGCAAGTGGACGAGAAGACGATGGATCTTTACGTCAAGAACTGGCCCACCCCAACGGCATCGGACGTGGAGGGGGGAACAGCGCAGGACGTGGAGTTGGAGAACGGAACGTTCAGTCGGAGGAACAAGGACGGAGTTCGGTGGGGCGTGAAGCTGAGAGATGCGGTGAACCACGCGGAGAAGATGTGGCCGACACCGAGGGCGAACAAAGTACACCCGATGATAACGGAAGAGAACAGGGAGCAGTTAGCGAACCGAAACAAGTCCAACCTAGAGGAAGTAGTAGCAGGTCATATGTGGCCAACACCAGCGGCAAGCGAGGGTCGTCAGGGTTATCAGGACAGGACGAGGGGCAAGAAGGGTTCACAGAAGAGCTTAACAACAGAGGTCATAGATGCGGCTGGGGGCAGACAGAAAGTATATGGTCAGTTGAACCCGACGTGGGTAGAGTGGCTTATGGGGTACCCAGAAGGGTGGACAGATTAAAAGGGCTTGGCAACGCGATTGTGCCACAGATAGCAATGAACATAGGATTAGCAATAAAGGAGCAGATAAATGGAAATAAAATCTAAATACCCCCAGGCGTTAATTGATAAGGCGCACGATCTTGCGTTTCGAGGTGAGCTTTCAAACAAAGCTATCGCTGCAAAGCTAGGTTTAAAGCCTAATCAGTTGCATTATATTATTTATAAATTAGAAGATAGTGGTGCTTGGGTTAAGGATATGAAGAAGATTATGAAGAAAGCTTCGAAGCCTGTTGAGCCAAAGAAGATAACAATTACAGAAAGTTTCTTAAACTTTTTTACCTCTGAGGGTTTAAAATGAACATAGTTGATGAAGGTGAGAACTGCCATTCCTGTATGGGCAAAGGTTTTTATACCGAATACGATGATAGGATTGGTGCATATATTACTGATTGCTGTTATTATTGCCAAGGCACTGGTCACAGAACGATTATTGTTCGCAAGAACAAAGAGTTAGATAACGTAGTTAGTGTTGATTTCAACACGCAGTGATAAGATGATTTAATTTTTACGCTAAAAGGTTTGTTGTGGTGATGACCTGTAGAAGTTTGCATCTTTAGAAAAGACGCCCTGATTTTTTTTCTTTCACGGGGCGTCTTTTTGCATTTCAAACGGACGCTGCGGGCAAACCCGAACAAATATTCGTTATATTTTGTTGCTTTACGGGATTTTTTTATGTATCGTCGGTATTAAATCATTATGGAGTGTTATTATGGATCCATTTAGGCCTAAACAAAAACCAGATATGAGTAATTACGCTCAATATGCAAATGATATTTTAAAAATGTCTGTAGGTTTAATGGACATGGATCCTCGTTATGATGCTAATCAAGATGGAGTTGTTAATACACAAGACTCAACTAGAATTCAGCAGATGTTTCAAGAAGGAACTCCATTTAGTTTAGATCAAAATCCAGTAGATCAAGGTATAGGGACAGATTTTTCATCTTTACTGCGTGAAAATCAAGCAACTGACCCAGCAGAGAGAGAAAGGTTACTTGAATCTTTAATAGGTGATAGAGATTATCAACAGAGAGTAAAAGATATAGCAGAAGGTGGGTCCCAAACACAACAGGAATCAAGACAAAAAGCTCAAGATTTGGCTTTACAACAAATGGAAAAACCAGAGCCAACAGCAGATTTTTCAGCATTAAGAGGTTTTTTTGGAGAAGAGAAGTTTCCAGGATTAGGTGGCGAACTAGACAACTTCGGTCCGGGTGGTGTTGATCCTCGTACTGTAATTGATACTAGCCCACAACAGCCACAGCAACCTATTACTAAAAACCCTAACATCGAAGCAGGGTACTACGACTCACCAGAGTATAAAGAGTTACGAAATTATAGTGGCGCGGATACAATGGATATGCTACCTACTGGTTCTAACCCTTACTTTGGATCAGGAGGTAGCAGCAGTGCTTCAAGCAGAAAGACTAGATCATATGAAGATTATTTAAACAGAACAGGAAACACAGGTTACTTACGAGGCGGTGTTAATTATAAACAACCTGATGCCTATACTGATTATCTAGCAGAACAAGAAGAAGGTAGGCTTGGACTTGAAGGTGTAGAGACTGGTGACGGTAGGTTACCAGAATTTAACACACCAGTCGCTGATATGGATCCTACGCAAATAACTACTAAGGAAAATATATTAGCCCCAGATACTGGACAAGCTGGCGGTAGTCCACCAGCGGCTACAACACCAGCAATTTTAGGCACAGAAGTAGTACCAGCTAATCCTACTGCTCCTCCAACAACTTCAGCTCCTCCAACAGAAACTCCGGGCATTCCAAATCTATCAGATGGTATTGGCGCTCAGTTAAGACAGTTGTTTCAGCAATATATGGGAGGCGGGCAGAGAAACAGGAACAATTATTCTAATCCAATGCAGCAGTATAGAACTGCGGTTACTGATACAGATGAGTACAAAGCGTACAATGATTACGCTAGTGGTTTAGGGCCAACTGAAGAGCAAAAAGCAGAGCTTCAAAGATTACAATCAGCTTTCGAAGGTACTGATGCTTACGGTCAGTTTAACCAGCAGAGACAACAAAGAAGAAATTATATGCAGCCACTTGGCTATGGTGGAGGTTACGGCAGTGGTTATGGTGGTGGTTTTCAAGGAGGCTTTGGCGGTTACGGAGGTGGTTATGGAGGGTACCAACAACCGTCTTATCAACAGCCTTATTATCAACCGCCAATGCAACAACAACCGTATTATGGTGGTGGTATTATGGGCGGAAGTTCTTATGGTTACCCGAACAATTATTCGAGTTATCAGCAGCCGTATCAACAATCTTATCAACAGCCGTATCAAATGGCACAACAGTATCAATCTTATGGTAGCAATCAGCAACCTTACGGAAGTGTTCAGCCGCAATATCCAGCGCAATTTAGTTCTTATGCGTCGCCATTTGCTAATTCAATTAGGTAATTATATGTTATAACCTTCTTTTCTGAGGTTTTTAACAAAGTCATCTAATTCTTCCCTGGCTTCCCAGAGGCGTAATCTTACATTATGATTTTCATCATTTCTGTTTTTGTCTTCTTGTAGTCTATCTACTGCCCGACGCAAAAAGTCTAACTCTGCATTTTGCGCCGGATGTAATGATTTTAGTCCCATTTTGCATCACCCTTTAAAACAATGGCATTACCTACAATACCAGTTTCAGCGTATCTTGTGGCTTCTTTGTTCCAGGGTAGGTTAAGTAACAGACCTTCCTCATTAACCAAGACTTGAATATCTGGGTCACTTGGAGAGTGTACCATTTCAACAAGACCACCCACAATCTCTTGAGCTTGTTTTAACGTTGGTTTTGTTTCTAATGTTTCGAATACTTTTAACATCTTTACCTCCTTTCGTTTAATATGGGATTATTAACACATACTCCCATTGTTGTCAATGATTTTCTCTTGCAGTTCTAGCCTCGTAGATACCCTGAGACATAACACCAATCTTAGTTCCTAACCATTTTTTAGGACCAGTCTGAGACAATTTGTAAGTATCAATGCGACCTTCTTCTTGTAGAGCTGTAATTGTGTTCTTTATAGTAGATGAACTAACTTCTTTGAGCGCTAAGACGCATGGCTCTGTGGAAGAACTAACACGGATTGCTTCATAGGCTCCATCATCACTACCGCCTTTGGTTATCGCCATTCCATGTTCCTCGCACATAGAAATAAACTCATACATATACTCAAGCCTTAGTCGCACTGTTGTAGAGAGAGCTAAGTTTCTAATGTCCACGGACCTATCTTCAAGAAGGCCACTGCTTTGATTCCTTATAAAGTGTCTGATTTCTCTGTTTGCAGGGCCATTAGATTTAACCACAGCACCATCAAAGACAGAATTACGAGTATATGTAACACCTAGGTCTTTACACCGCTGACGCCCCATTTTCTCGTCTACTTGCCAGACGCTAAATGCAGAGCGCACACCATCTACAATCGCTGATGTACCTCTAATTAGGTTACGAGCCTGTTCAGGCGTTGTAATCACGTCGTTGTCTCTAATCTTAGCCATGTGGTGGTTTACCATGACAGTCGCACCAGTTTCTGTAGCTAACTGTGCAAGCATACCCATAAATGCAGCTCCTGCCGCTGGGTCAGCATTGATGTCTGCATGAACAAACGATGCCATCGGATCTGCAACAAACAAAGCCAGGTTATCTATCTCAAGTATTTGCTCATATAACCGCTCAAATTCTGGAGCCATAATGTATGTATTGTCTACCTTTTGCATCATTGGAAACACACCACCCAAGTTTGGCAATGGCAATACACGCAAATCATGTTGGTAATCACTTCGAGCGTTTAACGGATCAAGCCTTTCAATACGTCGATGCAGCTCATCCTTATCATCCTCCGCTGACATCAATACAACATTGCCATGATTAGCTACAAAGCCACCAAAAGAACTCTGCATTGATTCACCAGATGCAACCTTCATTGCGAGATCTAACGTCATCATACCCTTACCACTGTCACCAGCCGCTGCAAACACAACTGGAACGCCAAGAGGTATTGTATCTGCAATTAAAAACCTTTGCTCTGGAGCAGAGCCAACAAACATATTGGAGACAAGTAAACTTTCATCACGCAATGATATGTTTTGTTTTGTTTTATGCTGTGGTGCATTTAAGAAGTTATTTACATCAAAACCCTCAGAGATAGCATCAGAGGCATCCCATTTTTCTGGCTTGCCCCTTGGAGGCGTTAGCATTGTGACAGAGGTGGCTCCAGCCTTCGTTGCTAGGTCTTGCACTAACTTTGCTACTTTGACCCCTGCGCTATCGTTATCAGGCCATAGAATGACTTGCTTGCCCTGTAACGGAGAGAAATCATAGCTAGGTGCAGATCTAACAGAAAGCATACCAGCGCCCCCTAAATGACAGGTAGCTGTATGACCCAAAGAGTTTAGATCGTCTGCACATTTCTCACCTTCAACCCATATGATGCGCTCGGCTTCCAAGATGCCTGGTATGTTGTATAAAGGTCTTGTGTCTGGCATTTTAGGAAACGTGCTGTTGCCAGAGAACTGACGGAATTCTTTTTTAGCCTTGCCATCATTACCTCGAAGAACCTCTCCATCTTCGCTCCTAGATATGTAACGCCGTACAAGACATATAATCTCACCTTCACTAGATTCGTAAACGTGTTCACCATCATGCGGTGTATTAATATCAATCTGCATCTTTTGAGGCTTTGGGCTTTCTTGGTTAAGATTAAGATTGACAGGGTTTTCTGGTGGTCGTGGGCGAAAATCTGGACCTAAATAATCAGCAAAGTATTCAGACACGTCTTGCAGCGTCATGCCTCTGCCTTCCATCATAATCTTTGTGATACCGCCAACGCCCTCGTGGGTGCTGAAATCCATACCTTGCATGAAATCAGATCTATTTGCATCAACAGATATCTTTAATGATTTTCCCTTTTCTCCATCTAAAGAACCAATTTCAAACTGTGTGCCTCTCATTATCCCATTTGGATATGTATCTACCAACGCTTGAAGTTGTACTGATTTTGGAACTTTTTCACTAATATCGTCTGCTAGATTTTTTGATTTTGTATTACCAATTCTAAGTACGCCCATTGTTTTCCACCCACGTTTATATTTTTACTTTATTGCTCCCAGCAAGAATTCTGAAAATCACAGAACCTGCACAAAAAGAAATCTTTACTTTGTGCGATGCGTGGCAGAGTGTCACCTGATTTAATAGCAGTCAAGATATTTACTGCTTTGTCACTTGCGGATTGAGCGAGATGCTTATCAAACGGAACCAATTCATAATAAATCTCGCTCGTGTTTTTATTAACAACCGTAAACAAACATGGGTTGTCCTCTAGTTCCATATACGCCTGGTATAAAGCTATTTGAGTTGCATAAACCTTGTTGGCCTTTGCAACGCCAACCTTAACAAACTCTTTAAACTTTCTGTCGTTTGCTGATTTGTTTTCCCATAAGAACGGATAGTTCATAGATACCGGACCATCGCAGATAACGCCATCTATATGACCTTTTATTTGATCATCAGCTATTGAAAAACCAAACTGCTTACCATTGGTATCTTCTGTTCTTAAATCAAACTTTGCATCTCTTAACCACTTTGCAGCGTAATCCTCAATCTCATGTCCAAACTGAAATATACGCAGTGTTCTTGCACTAAACTCTTTTTCTTTGTCAGACGGATAGCCCATAAACCTGTATTGAATTTTTCTCGAACACTCTTCGCCTATAGAAGAAGCACCTATATATTTTCTTTTTGGCTTCTTACTATTAAAGTCAACTATTGCTTCATCAACTGCAAACTCAATGTGATCAGTAATATTCTTAAAAGGGGATACTGGTTGTTGCGGTGACGCCAGTTGACTCATAGTAGGTGTCTTCGAGTTTTCCAATATTTATCTCCTCTTCTATTTTTTCAGCGTTTTGCAACCCAAAAATTAATGCCTGAACTTGTTGCTCTGTTAAATCACATAATCTTTTTTCCCATCCAATGGCTTTAAAGATTAGTGTGACCTCTTCCATAGGTTTTCTTGAATCTGGATACATATCTCTCCCTCAATGTATTTTTTTATTTTCAGAATCATGGCTATACAAATCCATAACTCTTTTTATTTTACTCTTATCAACCTCATGGTTTTCAAAAAGTAGGTTCATTACTTTGTCTGGTTTCATTCTTATGTAGGCTATACCAAACAAAACTACTTGATCTAAAGAAATTAAATTATCTGTATGATCATCTATGATTTCAGTGGCTGTCTTATGCACTTGCACGTCATCACTAGGGTTATCAGCCCAACAAATCATATCATATTCTTCTGTGCTAACCTCCCCAACTTTGTTCTCCAACGCAAGTAATATAGACATTTCAAATCTTGGCATTACTCTTCCTTCGTTGCCATTTCCCCACCTAAACTTGCATAGCCTATCTTATCTATCCAAGAATCTCTGTGATCCATAGTTTCTAATAATCTACAGGTCTTTGTCCAATCCATCATCAACGTAATATGCGCTGGTGTCAAATCACCCTGATTTTTCATTGCTGCTTGAGCGATAATATTCCAACCACTAGCGATGCGCTCATGGTTAATCTTTGCGTCACCATATACTTCAGCTCTATCACCATTAACTAATTCTTTAGCTGAATTAATTAAATCATTTCTATTCATAATTTATTTCCTCCACCATTCTATCAATGTCATTTTTGTTCCAAAGATAACTTAACCAACAAGCAGCCTTATACTTATCCCAGGAGAAATCCATTGGGCTAACAGTAACGCCATTTGATTTTAAATGTTGCAACTGTAAAGCAGATGGATTTTGTGAAAGCCACCTTTTTGTTTTGTTAGCTGCATTACCATCTTCGATCTCTCGAAGAAAATCATCCGCTGCAGATGTTGCCTGAACACGAGCGCCAATGGAAACTGCTCTCAACTTACCATGCTTAGACTTAACAATGGCTACTGAGGTATCATCTATTGTTGCGACAATACCAAAACCTTGAAAGCCTGTAGCCATCATACAAGAGCCATTTCCAAAGATGTCCAGCCACCTAAACGGAGATAGCTGCATAAGATCGTATTCTGTTAATGAGAAGTCAGATAGCTCAGACTTGGCAATGCCCTCAAAACCATGACCACAGTTAGGACATACTCTTGAGTTGGCTGGAATAATAAAATCGCACTCTGGACACTGCTTATCTATACCAACTGCATTAGGGTTTTCTGGAGCGCCATCTAAGTTTACATTCTCATCCAAAGCACCATGCGTTAAAATACTGGTGCCAAAGTCTAAAACAATGCAATCCTTTTTAATTAGTCCAGGATGTACCTCTTGGTCAATGATACGCAGACCTCGACCAATCATCTGCACCATTGTGGATTTGTATGAGCATGGTCTTGTAAGCACAATGCACGAAACAGGTGGAGCGTCAAAGCCTTCAGTTAAAACAGCTACGTTGATGACAACTTGAACATGACCAAACTCTAAACTGTGCAAAATATCCGCACGTTCATCAGATGGCGTTTCTCCAGTTACAATTTCTGCATTAATATCATTAGCAATGAACTCATCAAGCAAATCATTTGCATGGCGAATAGTAGAACAAAATACAACGGTCTTCCTATCTGAAGCCTTTTCTAACCATTCTTTAACAACACGCTCATTAATAATGGTGCGGTTCATAATCGCTTCAACTTGTTCCATGTCAAAATCATTAGCAAGTCGCCTGACTTCTCCTAATTGGCTCTGCACACCAACGTCAATAACGTAGGCAACTGGCTTAACTAAAAACCCTTCACGAATTAATGTAGTTAATTCAATCTGATGTGAGCAGTTGTTAAAGACACTCTTTAACCCTTTCCTATCTCCACGGTTAGGAGTGGCTGTAAAGCCCACAATTTCAGCGTTTTCGTTGTCTTCTCGAACTGCATCAATTATCTTTTGGTATGTTCTTGCTGCAACATGGTGGCTCTCGTCTATGACAACCATATCAAATTTAGGTCGGTTTCGTAAGTTGGCATCCCTTGACATGGTTTGAACCATAGAAAAGACTGCATCACCTTCCCAGTGTTTTATCGTACCATTAACAATACTGGTGGTAATGTATGGATTTACTTTATTAAATTTAATGCTGTTTTGTTCTACCAGCTCATCTCTATGCTGTAGAACCAGGACACGCTTTCCTTCTTTATGCCTCTTACCAATCAAGGCAGACATCATAATAGTTTTTCCAGCCCCTGTGGGCGCTACTACGATTGTGTTGCTGTGTTTGTCTAAGGCTGTTGACGCATCTGACACAGCGACCTCTTGATAGGGTCTTAATAACATTTGATTTCCTTACGCTACTAGAAAGTTGGGGGGTTAGCGGCTCACGGCCCCCCGTTCCGTGTTTCTAGCAGACAACCAAGAGTCCTGCCGCTAGATTATTTATTTGCCCAACTAGGCACAGGCCCATTCGATGTGGGTTGTGTCTGAGCCTGTGCCTGTGGCTGATGCGTTGGTTGTTGCACCTGCTGAGTAGCGTAATTACCTGAAGGAATGAACTCTTTTTGGTTTGGTGTCAATGCTACCATGAGCTTGTTTTGATCATCATAACCATTTGTTCCCTTCTTAATACCTACCTTGGCACAAATCTCCATGCCAGTCAAAGCGTCTACGCCAGAAATCTGACGACGAGACTGAGCTTCTGGAGACATATCTGCTGGATCTAAACTATTTGCACTCTCAATAATTGAACGCAAAGTACGCAAACCAATCTCTTTAGCTAACGGAATACCACTCTGACCCATCTTATCGCCATCAACAAAGATCCTATCCCAGAACTTACGACGATCAAACTGACCACCAATAATAGTAAACTCTAGTTCCATCCACTTTGCAGATGATGATTGAGATGCTTTAAACCACTGACCGTTTCCAAACTCAGGGATTGATGTTTCACCCATCTTCACTAAGATAGTTGCTCTCGCTACTGTGCCAAGTGGAATTAAAGTTCTTTCCATCTGACCTGTTTCTGGCTGCACTTCATTTAAATTAATCATTGTTCACCTCCTCTTTTGGTGTTTGTGTTTTAGGATCGACAAAAACAGTTGGTTGGGGTTTGCCGCTCCCCATTTTAGAAATAAGTTTACCCAAGTGTGGCTCTTCAAGCACGTCAAGACGACCAGAGCGATCCTTAGCTGGATAACCCCACTCATTTAATGCCTGACACACAAAAGCCCTGTAGGGTCCATTCTCGCCAGTTAAAATAGACATGGTGATAATCTCATCCACAATGCCTGGCAATTCACGACCTGTCTTCGAGCCTTCAATTTGTAAAGCATATTGCTTACGATTATAATCATCAGTTGTTTCATCTAAGATACCAACAAAGATTACGTTCTTCTCTCGAATGTGCTGTATATGTGTCAGCCAAGCCATCATCTCACGACCATGTAAACCGTAGGCTGATCTTGTATCTAACTTGCCTGTACGATCTGATCTGCTTTCTGGCTGTTGTTGACACCATTGAAAGCATAAGCGTCCGGCAACCGTGATAGAATCAATAAACAAAGTATCATACTTGTTCATTACTTCTTCACGCTCACCGTAGATAGACGAAACATAATCAAAGTGTGATTTACCGTATGGCTGGTCTTCTGCCAGTGACGGATTAGGACCACCCAAAAAACACGCAAAGTCTCGACACTCCCCCCAGGTTTTAGGTCTGATAACATCGACAGGCCAACCTTCAATAGCTGCATCTCCAGCTTCGAGATCAAAGAACAACGTGCTATCGTAGTCTAATGTTCTAGCAAGAGTTGTTTTACCAACTCCGCTAGGACCACACACAACAATCTTATGACCTCTTTTTTCTGCCATACGTTGATCGGCAGTTATAATATTTAATCCCATTCTAATTCTCCAATTCTACTTTAAAAGAACCAATCTCAGTGGTTCTGCAAGATTGCAATTGATCACGCACATCTGGAGGAGAAGCACTATATTTAGTCTCCTCAACATGGTAAGTAATTTTTGCGTAATGATTTGCGTTCTCAGGAGACATATTGATGAAGACTTCTTTCAAAGCCTCCTGATCCCAAGTAACTTTCTTGTTAACTTTTACTTTGAACTTCATGTTATCAACTAAAACACTAGTTGTACCAAAGTCCTTTCCAAGTTCACTTAATTTTTGTCGTGCAATCGGCAAATAAGATTCTGACAACTTTTCATCAATATCTTTTACCTCAACTTTCAACAAACGGATTTGTTGAGACAGCTCGTCACGACGAGTAAATAAATCAATGTTTGACATTTTAACCCTTTCTTGGTTTGTTAAGTCTGCTAGAACGTTAAAATATGACCGATTAATTTATTATGTCAACTACTTTTTTTTAGATAAGTATATTTCTATGCCAAGACACGCCTTCATAAGCTTCTTTTTTAGTTTAAATTCAGGGGTTTCTACGCCTTTGGCATCTTCAATAATTTCTTTCCAATCACCCTCTGGATTTTGTCTTTTGTATCTAAAGTCGGCTATGTAAGCACAGATCTTTTGACCATTTACCTCCAGATTAAACCTTACTTGCAGCTCTAAATCTTTCACAGTCTTGGCGCGTTCAAGGGATTTTAGGTACAAATATCGTTCTGATTCCCACTTAGAATCAAATTTAATATTATTGATAATAACTTTTTTATTACCGTATTTGGGTCTTGACCCAAGCCTTCTGGGATTATATGTTGTTCTTGCTAACATTATTGGGAAGGAACCTCCATTATGCCAAACCCCGGAAAATATAAATCAGTAGGACTAAACCTTGATGCTTATGCTAAGTTAGTATTCATATCAGATCAAGAGGATAGAGCTATAGGTCGTCAGTTATCTCGAATGATAGACCAGGAGTACAGTAGAGTATCTACAGCTACAGGCCAACAAATGACAAAAATTACACCACCGCCAGTCGGTAGTGGTCTAGGTGGCTACGCTGTAATTGAAGATTAAAGAAGATCGGCGCTTCCAAGCCCACCAAGTAAGCTCGAAGCTACTGCTGGGTTTTGCGCCGCTCTTTGTCGTATGGCTGATTGATTAGCTTGAGGCGCAGAGATATTTGACATTATTTGCGATAGAGTTGCTCCTTCAATTTCACCAGGTGCAACATTTGGCACAGGCATTGATGGTCTTTGTTGAGGCATTTTTTGTGAATTTATAGCATTACTAACAAGGGATTTTGTTTGTTCCACGCCGCTTGAAATTCCTTTAGCGGATGTTTGACCTACAATTTGAGATACAGATTTAGATAATAAATCAGCAAAAGCTTCTTTTTTCGTAATCCCCTGTCCAGTTAAAAGTCTATAATCTTTCATAAATCTTTTATAAAAAATTTCAGAAGAAAACATTCTTCCTAAAAGAGTAAATTTAAGAAGCTTGCCTACATTTTGTAAAGGACTAGCCGCTATACTAGCAGCTATTAACTCGCCACCTTCTGCTGCTTTTGCATTAAGTTTAAGAATTTTTCCAAACTGCAACATTTCTTTAGACATTTCTTCTCCAAAAATTTCAGAAATTTTTGCATTATCTTTAATTAATTTATCACCAAAAGTTCTAAATTGAGTTGGATCTGTTAAAAATTTTGCATCAAAATTACCTATTAAATCATCCATATATGCGCCTTTAAGGACTTCCTTTGAGGCATCATCTTTAAAATAATTCATAACCTGTGCAACGTCTGCTGGTTTAGTATTTGGATTGCTTATATAAGCAGCAGCTTCTACATCATCTAAAGTACCATCTCTTAATTTTTTAACTAAACTACTTCTTTGAAATTCATTTATTGATTTTCTTTTATTTACTAAATTTTGTAATAAATTAATTCCATCATCAGCAAATACAGAACCTTCATCTAAAAGACCTATTACTCTTTGGTCTAAATTTGATAAAGATAATGCGTTCATTTGTTCTGAAAGTTTCTTTACTTGAGGAGCCTTAGACCCAAATAATTCGTCCGCAGTTGTTCCCAAGGCTTTATAAGCTTTTGCAAATTTTTCCCCTTTAAATTTTGTAGGGTCTAAAATAGAAGCAGACTCATCAATATTTTTTCTTAACCACTCTCCCGCCATCCTAGATCTTAAATTTTCATATTCACTGACTACACTTTTAGCACCAGGTTTTTTAGCAGCATTCATTCTTTCCGCTTGATTATCTAATACTTTTTTTAAACTTATAAGTCTTTCAGGAGCATCGGGCTTTAATATACTGGCTTGCATTCTTGAAGCATCTATGGGTTTATTATTCCTAACAGTATTAGCTATATCTTTTAATATTGAAGAATGCTCTAAGGCATCAAATTGTCTCATTCCTTCAGCAAAAAGTCTTCTTTGTTCTTGAACAGAATCAGCCGCAGAAAGAATTTTTTTTCTTGAACCTGCTCCAGAACCAATATTTCTAAATGCAATATTTTCAATGCCCTCTAAATTTTTTCTTGACAATATAGTATCTATTTCATCAATAAATTTATTAGCCATATTATAAACGCCTTGCTCTGCGCCTTTAGTCATTTTTGTATCACTTAAAGATTTTCTAGCAGAATATAATTTTGCAAAAGAAGATTTTTCTCCCACTTGACTCATTGATGTTAAAATAGTTTTTTCCAAATCTTGACTTGTATTTGGAATTATATTGTCATATTTTGCAATTCCACCAAAGTCGTCTACTAAGGCTTTTAAACTTCCAGAAGGAATAATATCAGCGTTTCCAACAACTGATTTGTTTATTTCATCTATTTTTTTAAATCCAGCAACAGATAAGTCATCAAAATGTTTAAAAGACTGGCTTAATACTGAAAATAAATTATCATCTATTGCTAAATCTTGCACAGCCGCCCTATCAAGATTATCAGCTGCTTTAGTCATGAATGAAATTACATCTTTAGACAGTCGTGCTTCTTCTTGTAATAATTTAGTATTTCCAGAATCTGCAGCTTCTTTTAATATACGACCTAATTTATTAACATCTGAAGCACCTGCTTTTTCTCTAAATTTCTCTATTTTAGAGTTTATAACATCAAAATTTCTTTTTAATCGAGGTGATGATTTAAAAATTCTTTCAGCTAACGCTTGCTGTCTTGATATAACTGGAGAAGCTCCTAATGTGCTTAAAGTAGGAGTAATACCCATTTCTATGGATTCTCCCATTAATTTTAAATCTTCAGGAGATAGTTTTGAACCTCCTGGACTAAAAGCTTTACCTATAGTTTTAAATAAAATTTGTCCTCCACCTTCAAAAGCACCAGATAATAAAGCTTCTTTACCAGTTTGTTTAGCTATTTCTCCTGGTGTTTGCCTAGACACACCAGAAGCCATTTCGTAAAACTCTTCAATTAAGTTTGCACCACCTCCACCAATCGCTGCCCCAATCATAGCTCCCAATATAGGAATTGGTATTAATGCTTGACCAACTACAGCTCCTGTTACAGCTCCTCCTATTTCTGGAGCAATACCTGCAAGATCGCTAATATCATTTTTGCTTAAACCTCTTTCATCTATAACAATGTTTTTATCAGTTTCTATACCAAATTTAATAGCGCCCGAAGGAGTCAGGGCTAATTGCCCTCTATTATCTTTGGTGTAATCTTCCTCGTTTAAACCATTTTTTTGCAAAACTGCTTCTTGTTCTTCAAATTTATCTGCTATACTTAAGCTGGCTCGAAGACCCGCATCTTGAATACCAGTTGTCGTATCAAAACTTTGATCAGAGCCTTGCGCTGATGTTTGACCCTGATCTATTTCAGAAAAAAAAGGTTTAGGATTAGAAACAATTTCTCTTATTTTGTCATTTTCTAATTGAGTAGGGGCATCACCACTAATTTCAAACTCCATTGCTCCATAAGCAGTATCTACTGAAATAATACCCATATTAATTTTAATCCTTTGATATTACAGAAATTCTAGGAATAGCGCTTGTAACAATGTCTCCATCTACAAGGTTATATTTTACTCTTTTTAAATTCATTGCTCTTTCTTTGTTTTCTTCCCATTCAGATTCTAACGCATAATAGGCTGGATCTTGAAGAAGATTAGCTACACCATCTATATCTTGTTTTTTAGATAAGAATATTTCCCTAATAGCGCCAACATTCATTTGCAACTGTTCTATACTTAAAAATTCTCCTGGTTTTCCTAACAGCTCTACTAATCTATTTACATCTGTATTTGAAATACCATTTCCAGATTCTTGAGTTAACATTTTTTTATACTCAGCTATAATTGCGTTACCTAATGATTCTATTTGAAGTCTTGGAGATAAATTTTTATTTTTAGGATTGTTAAAATCAAAGTCAGCGCCAAACCTGTTAGCCATTTCCTTTGCTCTGTTTAAAGCTATTGTACCAGCACTTCCAGCAAAATTACCCACATTATCGTAAGAAGATAATAATACATCAATTTCATCAGTTTTTGTTAAAGCGCCATTAATTCTTTTCATAGCAGATTCTGTTTTATTTAAAGCACTTCCGGGAAGAGCAAATTTTGCGCCTGTTGCGTTTCTCCCCATTTCTACATCAAATCCATTAAAATATTTTACATTTTTGACGCCTTTTACTTCTAAACCTGCTTTTTTGTCTTTCTTAGCGTCTATATTTAATTCTAATATTTTTAAATCTCTAGCTTGATTTAGCGCTCTTCTTTCTTTTGCAAGAGCAGCTGATGCTGATTTTCCAGCTTGAATTTGACCAAGAGCATATTTACCTGCCGCTACTTGTTCAGCTTTAGCTGTAGCTTTAGCTTTAGTAAGTTCTGGCAGTGCTTTCTCTCCAGCCTCTCCAACAGCAGATAGCATTTTGCCTACATTAAATCCTTTACCAGCTTTATTCTGCATTAAGCTAAGACCTAAAGCCATAAGAGCCGCACTCTTATCAACCTTACCACTTGAGTCAAGTCCAGTGGCATCATAAAATTCTTTTTTGTATTTTTCTAAGAGATCCTCTTGTGTTTCTGGCGTTACTGTTTCACCTTTAGCTTTAGCTGTGTCTAAAAGAGCTTCTTTAAAAGTATCTTCCATAGCCTTTTCAGTTCCAGGAAAAGTTGCGTCAGGATACTTAAAAAATTGATCATCCATCATTTCACCGGGCTTTGGCTTGCCAGGTTGACCTGTAAAGAATTTTTCCTCGGCTTTCTTAGGTATTAATTTTCCTATTTCACTTGGGTCTTGAGCAACATAACCACCTGCAGCTTCTTCTAATTTTGTAGAAGTACCTGCTGTATTTGTTATTCCAGGTATATCAACAATAGTAGGAAATTCATCTGGTTCAAACTCTGTAATATCAATATTACCATATTTTTCATTAAATCTATCTTCTTCATCTTCACGGTATATACTGTCGCGTGAACCCATAGTATTTAAACCTGAAAGCGCAAAATCTCCAAAAATATTTTCTGAAGGAAGCTCACTAGAAATGCTTTCTTCAAGTTTTATTTCTGGACCAGAATAAGAACCAGTCGCTTCTTGCCCCATTTTTATTAATTCAGATAAAATACCAGTTCCAAGAACTTTTTTTAAATTTTGAGTTTTGTTAAAAGAATCTTTAGAAATATCATAAAGAGATCCAATGCCCCTCTTTGTAGCTTCGTCAGATATAAGAGGCCCTTGACCTGTAAAAACTCTTTGTAGTGGATCAGCCATTTAATTACTCCATCTATACTTAATTATTTAGCCCTTGGTATGTAGTGTAAGCTCCTATTCCGGCTAAAAACGGATTTGTTTGGGCGACTGGTGATGTGTTATATGAATTATACATACTGGCAGAAGGTGTGCCAGATAGCGCACTGTAGGCATAATTGTAAGGCATTAGAGCTTGTTGTGTATTTCTCATGCCTTCTTGTCTAGCAATATCAATTCCTTGTTGTGTGTAATCTCTTCTACCCATTCCCAGTGAACCCATCATGGCTATATCTGCTGGAGCAAGTCTTGAGTAAGCAGTGCCAATATCAGCTGCTCTAGCAGCTAGGTTACCGTATCTACCACCCATTTCACCCTGAGCAGAGCCAATGGCTCCCAGTGTTTGCCCTAAGCCACCATATAAACGCCCTGCCTCTAAGTTACGTTTATATTCGTCTTCTTGCGCTCTAGCTTGTGCCTGTGCGCTAGAAAGGCCCATAGATCTATATTGATCTGCAGCTTGTTGCAATCTTTTTTGACCACTTTCAAATGCTGCTTGTTGAGCTTTGTTTTCTGCCTCAGTTATTCCAGCGCCAAGTTGTCCTGCTGATAAATCTCTTTTTCTAGCACCTTCAAACGCTGCTCCTTCAAGCCTAGCCCCTTCTGCCCCTAACTTACCAGTTAGACCTGCTGCATCTAAAGCTCTTTTTCTTGAAGCTTCATCCGCTGCCATTGCACTCTGTAAAGACTGCGAATAACCACCAGACAAAAGATTAGCTATTGTACTGCTCTTTGAGTCTAAAATATTTTTAGCTGTTTCTGCCGCTTGTACACCTGTTCGAGAACCACCAAACGCTCCAGCGCCAACAGCACTAGCGTTCATTTTATTTATAGCTTGCTCACCTTGTTTATTGATTTGCTTCATAGCTTCATCAATAACTTGTTGTTTATAGGGGTCCATAAATGATGAAACTGCTTGAGAAGGGTCAAACTTACCAAGACCTTGTTTGGCTGTTTCTAAAGAAGGGTCAATCCTTCTGTCATATACTTGTTGCGCCCCAAAATCACCCTGGCCTCTGTTTATGTCACTAATAGCTGCTTCATAAGAACCTACAGGTGGTTGATATGTTTGAGAACCTAAATCTGCTCTTAATTTAGCTCCCCCAAGCTCTGTGTCATACATTCCTTTAGCGTCAATTGAACCAGCACCACTAGAAATGTAGTTTTGAGCAGTTGGAAAATAAGAAGAAGCATCTCTTAAAGTGTCTAATCCAGATGCAATTCCTGATCCAGCCTCCTGTAAATACCTTGGCTTACCAGATTGATCTAAAAAATAAGGTTGATAACGATTAACATATGCCTGTCTTTCTTCTGGCGTATCAAACATTCCATAAGCTGCTTGCTCTAAAGGATCTAATGCTGCTTGTTTATACTCTGGTATAGTAAATAAATCAGGATACTTAGAGGCATCTATAAGACCACCAGAATAAGTAACACTTCCATCTTCCGCAGTTGTTGGCGTGCCAAATATTTGATCTAATAAAAGTTGTTCGCGTTGTTCAATGTATTCTGGACGACGTTGTGTTGTTTGAACTGTAGTTGTTTCAGCCATTATGCCATTCCTTCCAGAGTGTCTTGTAGGGCGTATGCACGTTCTATACCTTTTTTCTGATCACCGCCACCTAATCCTTGTATAGCTGGCTTATTAAGAACAAATTCACCTGCTGTAAGCATAGCAGGAACGTCATCTTCAGTACCAGAACCTTCGCTTGGCATTATTCCACCAGTTCTTCTTGGAAAATATTCTGGAACTTGACCACCTTTTTCAGCTCTCATCATGTTAGCTGAAACTGGCACATTGCCAAAACCAAATGGTCTATTAGCTTCTTCTCCCATTGCGTCTGTTTCTTTTTTATCAAACATAGATAAACCTTGAGCGCCAAGTCCAAATAACAATGCCTCTCCAGCAGGAGTGTTTAAAATATTTCCTAATGTACTACCTTCTTTACCAAGACTAGGAAATATTTTAGAAAGAATACTTCCCGCACCCATTAAATCATCTCTAAATTTAATATTGCCTCCTGTTTTAGCAGAAGCTTTAGCGACTTCTGAAAGAGCATTTGCTCCTCTTTCTGGTTCTGAGTACATACCTCCATAAGGTTGATTTGCTCCAGCGCTAATAATTCCAGAAGATATATCATCTGTTCCTAAACCAAATGAATCTTGTAAAGACCCACCACCTAAAGAGTTTATACCGCCACCTAAAATACCACTAAGCAAAGCACCTCTAAGAGTAGGTTTTTGACCTGATATTAAACTACCAGCAGCATTCGTAAGAATTGCTTGACCTGCAGCACTTCCTAAAATTGGCTTAATAAAGCTAAGTAACTCAGTAAAAAAGAACTCTGGCTGACCTGTCATTGGATTGATGCTGTTACTTTGATTACCAACTGTATATCTATTAGGATCTCCACCCATGTCCATAATAGCTGCATTGATTCCTGAATTTAGCCCAGGATTATTATCAAGAACTTGTCGAGGAACCATCATTTCGCCAGGAGAAACGTGCGCTAATTGCGTATCTCCGTTTCTTCCCATAGCCGCCATATTTTGCATCATATCAATCTCATTAGCTATTTATATACACTTTAACAAAACTTTTACAACATTACTAGCATTATGTGCTAACTGTTACCGATCCAACTTCTCCCGTAGCTTGAAAGCCCCTTACATAAGGAGAATACTCTACAGGAACTCTTAGCGCTCCCCCATGATTAAATACACCCCCATCCTCTAGCCCAGAATCATCAGTTTGAAGAGCTGTAAATACAGTAAAGGTGTTTCTTCCTTCTCCAGCATTTTGAATTTGGCTTAAGTATGTGGAGTAAGTCCTTATAATTTCATCAAAATATTGTCTTTGATATTGTTCTGGAGCTATTGGAAAATATGGTAAATTTAAATTTCTTGACACTAACGCCTCCCATCAAGTCGCATTTCAACTCTCGGCGTACCTAATCTCCATGTGACTCCTTCGTCATCACTTTCTACTCTAAAAGCAAATGATCTCCCTCTTAACCTTAGAAATACTTGATTGGTGAATTGTTCAATTGGCACTGTTGTGCTTTGTGAAACATCATTTGAATTGCTTTGAACATAATTAGCACCAGGGAAGTTTCTTGTTTTTAAAATCATCGTAGCAGCAGGAGTTGCAGCAGTAGAGTTTCTAAAGGTTAAATCTGGTATTAATTTTTTCATAAATACAAAACGCTCACCATCTCCCATATCTATCTGACTGCTTTCTATATAAGCGCTGATAGGACTACTAGGAGAGCTACTACCGTCATCAAAGCCAACTTCATGCGAATATAAGAAATGATCGGTTCCAGCAGCTATAGGATCAGTCTCAACGCCTCTATCCAACCATACTGTCCTAGATAGTGTTCCATAGTACCAAATTTGTTGTTGATAGTTATAAACAACGTAACGATCACATTCAGTGCTACTTGCAGATGGATAGAGCCACATTATTTCAGCAAATGCTGTATTTGTAGATGCAGTAACTTTTTCTAACTGACCATTGTTTATATCGTTAAACACATAGTCTCTTACAGAACAAGGTAATCTCTGAACAGAGCCGCCATATACATAAAACTCTTCTGCACCCATCCAATAAACACTATCTTCAACAGCTATTGATGCTAGTGGTCCAGCTATTGTTATGTTTTCAGATATAGAATTAATGCCAAAAGTAAATGGTGGCCCTAAATATTGCATTGCGTGTAAAGAAACATCGGTAAAAACAAGAACTTGCTGTCTGGTTTCAACGGCAGTTACAATTTTTGATCCAGAACCAATTCTTAAATCACCCGCAGTATTTGTAACAAGAGAATTCCAAACAAGAACATTCTCTTGATCTGAGAATCTAATTAACAATGGATCTTGCACACCAGCATTTGTTTCGCTGTCACATCCAAAAGCAATAACGTGCCTATCTTTATCAGAAACCAATACTTGTTTTGCAATAGTTGGTGCTGAAACTGAATTAGCAAGGTCACTTATTGCAACGGCTCTTGTGGAAGTGCCATTTGTTTTGTCCCAATAGAAAATACCAGCATCTCTAACATTAATAATTAAATCTTCACCAAAGTTATCATGGCTCCAAATTCTTAAAGTAGAACCAGATACAATCAAAGAAGCAGCAGAGTTCCAGGTACCTCGACCCCAAGTTCCCGCGCTCCAACCTGTTCCAGTTATAGTTGTATCAAGGCCAGTGTTAATTTGATAAGCAGCTACAACAGAGCCACCTCCATTGCTACTATCACTTGTATTTGAAAACACATATGTAGGTTCTAACCCATTGGTTGTGGTAATATCACCAATAGTTGCTACTTCTCTTACCTCGATTTGATATGTGTCATCATTTACAATATCTGTAACTTGATATTCTTGGTTTAAAACAGCTGCTGTTATTAACCCGCCCAAGCTTGCAGAGCCTGAAAACGTAACAAAATCATTTACTAAGGCGCCATGATCAGTTTCGCTAACTGTTATAGTTGCACAACCAACAGACGCACCAGAGCTATGCGCTGCTGCTGCTGTGCTGTTTAAACCTCTTACACAACCAATTAAATCATTACTTGACACAGCTGCGTAAGTTATTATCTCACTATCTATTTTTATTCTACCAGACGCTGGAAAGCCTGTAGAGCTTGTTAATGGAATCGTAGTGTCTACTGCTGTAACTGAAGCGCTCAAGGTATTTGCTTTAGTGGCAAAAGTAGCGTCACCAGCAGATGTCGTTAATCTTATAGGTGTTATGTCGTAGTAAGCACCACCCTCATTAATATAATATTTTAAGTGCGTGCCAACGCCTAAGTAAGCACTACTATCCAAAGCGACCCAAGGATGTAATGCTCTACAAGTTCCTAAAAAATTTGTAGTTGTATTTTTTATCCATCCACCAATTTTTTCAGGAAAGCCAAATCTAAACCTAACTTTATCCATGTCAAACCAACCGCCCTCATTAGAATAAGAGGTGGTTTCACGGTTTATACCGGGTTTAAACTGGAGTTTGGTCAATGGCATACGTTTCTCCTAGTAATGTTTTACACTAAAAAATTAATTTAACAAGTTTAAAGCCTGTTCTTTTGTCTCATCGTTTCTTCTAATCCAACCTCGACCAAACGTATCAAACGTACTTAAAGATCTGTAAAAGCCATCTCTCATGTGGTGCATTTGCTCTACTATTTCTGCTGGCTCAACTTCTAATACAGCTTGCAGTGTCATTGGACCTATACCACCATCCTGCTCTACACCTGCAATACGTTGCAGTGCCTTGGCCGCTCGACTTGTTCCGCTATTTACACCCCAGTCAAATACAGACCAATCAACACCAGAAGGAAGATCATCTCCACGAACACGATTCCAATAGTTCTCCCTATATATAGGATACACATCATCGTGGGTAAGACCTTCCATTTCTCCGTCCATTACTTGCCGACCAGCGTATTGCTCATAAACTGCGCGTGTAACTCCAAAATTTGTTTCCCCTCCAGGATCACTAGGGTGATTTACGTAACCCCCTTCGTGTTCCAAAAGCCAACCCATGCACTGCTCAAAATTATCTCTCATTTTGCATTCTTTCTTAATTTAGCAAACTGACGTGATCCAAACCAAAAACTAATAATACTGGTGAATAGTAAGTTTGTGTCGTCATTCCATATGGCTTGTGCCGCATCGTTAAATGTAACGCCTGTACTCATAGAATAAAATAAACCGCTAATTTTTACAGTCAGAAACAAACCCACAAATAAATATGTTACAACTGGTCGTACCGATCCTGATAAAGCCGCCGCAAATCCAGACTTGGCGTTTGCCGCTGCCATTGCTTTGTATATACCCTCTGATTCCGCAATGTCTGCTTTAGCATCTAGCTCATCTAACTTAAGAGAAGATAGCTGTGCGGCGTACTTACCTTTCGCTTCAAGCATCTTAAGTTCTTGCGCGTCTTTTTGTTTTTGCTGAAACAGATCAAGAATAGAGGGTATGATAGAAGTACCAAACCCTAGTGCTGCTCCTAATAGTGATAACATATTATCCTCCTATTTTAACTTAGTTTTAGATAAGGCTGTTGCCCCCATAAAACCAACAACAACTCCTAATTGAGCTACAATAAATGTATTTAAGAAACCTGACGCAGTGGCAACTCTGTCAATTGCGACAACTGGCGTTAATAAGACAATGACCGCCACAATCGTCACAACCATTGCAATCCACGCCATCATACGTTGCGTATCAGCTAACTTGTCCTCATTCTCCAGTCGTATCCATCTTTCGTGACGATCCATTTCATCATCAGTTATAATTCCGTCGCCATCGGCATCTGCCATTGCGTATTTACTATTTTCCTGTAGTTTTTTACCCATTTGTTAAATAATCCCCGCTGAATCTAAGATAGCCAATGTCAAAAGTATGTTCATAATAATAATCATAACTTAACTTCCTCAATTAGACAATGGATTGTCAAGAGCCTCTTGCAAACGCTCATTTAACTTATCTTCAAGTTTATTCATGTCTTTTTCTATTCTATTCTCTACTTCTCGCATTGTATCACGAACATCCTTCTCTGTCTCCCTATTTAACGTTTCAACCTCTCTTATTGCAGATGTCACGTCTTTTTGCACTTGGTTCATTTCATTAAGAACATCTTCTAACACTAAGTCTATAGAGCCTTGTGTAGTCTTTATACGCTCTGAAGATGTTTCAATCTTCTTCTCCAACTTATCAATGTATCCCTCTAGTTTAAGCAGGTCATCTCTAAGGTTGTTCTTAATGTCTCTGGTGTAGACAATAGCGTCATCCAGCTTTGTTAAAACCAACTCGTTTTGAGCTTTGATCTCATCTATGTCTATTTCCTGCACCACTTCGCGCAAGTCGAGGTAATCAAAATAAAACTCATAACCAACGTATGCAGAGCCAGCTAGTGTACTTAATGCTGTTACTGCAATACCGATTTTGCCAAAGCCAGAAAACTTTACGCCACCCACTTCCATATCAGCCATAATCTTCTCCTTACTCGAATGCCAGCTCTCGTAGCTTATTAATTTCTTGCTGTAGCTTCATTACTTCCAACTGCTTCTTTTGTAGCTCTAGTTCATAAAGCCTATTGCAATCTATCCTAGACTTAGCTCTTTTGCCTAATGGTATCGTAATTTTGCTGTAAATGCCAATATCTCCAGTCTTTCCACTGTTTTCTATTGTACCTCCCTGAATGATACTCGTAAGGCCAAATTCAATGTTTGTTGCCGAGCCAATGGCATTACTGCAATCCAAATCCCCTGATCTAAAAGAATCTGATTGATAGTTTGTACCACTGTTGGGTAACGATAAACTCAATGAGTTTGATGTTGAGTCTGCAAAAGCAGACTTTGCAACCATTAATAATACTATAAACCATATTCTCATTTAATTTACTTTAGAACAAATCCTCGACGCTATTTGACTAATTTGTTCCTCTCCCTTGAGTATTTTTGAAATTGTACAGATATACTGTACTCTGTCTAAGTCTTCATTTCGCACATACACCTCAAACGGATATCGTTTAGTGTAACGCACCTTTATAAGTTTTGACGTTGATGCAAATGGAATTTGCTTCCAATCCGCAGTAAACACACCAATCTCAAAATAAGAAATTTCACTTCGCCTGTTAAAAAGAGACATCTTTGTAACCGACACACCATCAATATATGACAGTTTAAACTTGGGGTATGCAGGTGTCATCTCATGAGCTTGAGCCTGAAACCCAAGCAACATAAAGATTAGTGCTACTTTGCAATACATTCCGCTACAATCATTGCTGTATAATTACCTGCTGGAAGTGCAGTATTATCTGCTGAACCATAAGAAGCAGTTGACGCCACCTTAAACCAAGTTGAGCCAGCCAATGTCATATTGTACGTTGTGGTGTTAGAAACAACAACTTTGGCCGCTTCATACGCGCTCATACCAGAAACAGAGTGCGAACTTACTGTTGTGCTTCCTGTCCACGCTACGCCGTCAGTTAAAGTAGGTGATGAGCTAAAGCTGTTTGGATGGGTAAACTTTGTTTTGTAGTAGTCAGCGGCAGCAATATCTACTCTTATGATTGCTTCGACACCACCGTCAGAAGCGGTTGTAGAAAGTTTCCAAGGTGAGGGGTTTCCGTACTCACCTGGTGTAGTCGTGTATATTGAGCAGTTGGCTTGCACCAAACCGTTAATCGGTGAATTGACTGCCCAAGCGCAAGTAGCTGACAGCAAAAATATTATAGGGGTTATTTTTTTAATCATGATATCTCCGTTGTTTAGTCGTCATACTGTGATCTAACAATACTTCTGTGAACGCTATCTTGGGTTAGGTTTCGTAACCCACTAAAATTGTCCTCTATAGTACCGCCTTCTATGGTTAAATTATCTTTATACACACCACCATTTATAACAACATTGTAGTATAGTTCAAGTTTTCCGACAGCCGCTATCTGTTGCATCATGTTTAACTGTTGCATAGGATCTGCAATTTTCTCTGCCGCACCTGCTACAGAAAGTATTTCCTCAACGCTTAACTCTTCGCTTTCTTCTTCCTCTTGAGCCTCTAAAGCCTCTTGCTCTTCTGCCTCTGCCTGTTCATCAAGTTGAATCTGTACCCACTGATTATAAAAAGGATCATCAACATTAGGAGAATCTAACAAGTTGTTATCGAGTAAATATTGATACAGTGCGTCTTGAAAATCTGGACAACTCGGATCGCTAAGTGGTGTGTGACATGGATCAAACTTATAGTGATAGAGTATTGTAACGTCAGAGAGTGATCCATCTCCTGTTACCTTTATCTCTCCATTACCAAATAAATTACCCAACGTGGAAGGAACTGCGTCATAGGTAACTTTAGTACCTCCGGGTATCTTATTCCAGTCATCAATGTACTCGTATATATACCCATCACCACCTATTTTTTTATTCGTAATAGACACAGTAGAGTCTTTGGTTGCGTCTTTTGTAAGTGTGTATCGGTGAAATATACCCTCAACTGTCAGCCCAGTTTGACTTGGCAGTAGGTTATTCATTGCCCATGTGTGAGCCTTGGAAGCTGCGTTCTCTGTATTGCCGTATATGTTCTCAGAGAAGCAGTAGTAAGGCCAAGAAAAGACCGCCAATGCCAGCAGCACCTTTGGCAGTGTTCTTGTCATCTTCATCCCATTCCTCCTTCTTTCCAGCCACATAACCAGGCACTAAGTGCGGGTTGTTTTCCCACTCTGTCTTAGCCGCATCTCCCACAAGACCGTTGATTGGGCATGGCGTGCCAGAATTTGCCATCGCTAGGTGAATTCTTTTGTCTTGGCACATTATTGATACAGCACTTACTTTTAGCCCCATGTCGTACATGACTTTTGCATTTTTTAACCGTTCGCAGTTCAGATCTCGCACTGTTTTGCCCGCACTAATGCCGAGTATCTGTGTCTGTACAGCTCCTGCTACAGACACATGACAGGTGTCTGAGTTAGATGAATTAATGCTTGGAGCCATAGCGGATGGCGGTGGAGACTTAACAGTAGTCGTGCTGTCTATTGTAGATGTAGTTGTGGAGTTTGTGTTGCTGTTTGTCTCGATACAGTTACTGTTTGTTGCACTATCACAAGGTACAGTTTGTGCGTAAACTATTGGAACTAATACTATTAAAAATAAACATATTAAAAAAGCCCAAGTTATATAGAGAAAAGATTTTTTCATTTTTTACTCCAAGTACAGAAAGGCTCTCCTAACTTCAAAGGGCAATCAATTATTACTCCACTGGAACATCCAGGTATAATTAACAATAGTATTAATAAATATTTATAAAATACATTCATTTAATAATGCCTAACCCATTTTAAGTAATATACTCACTAACATGGCAATAGTAGCACCAAGCCCACCCACTAAAAACATCTCCAAACGTTTTAATCTATAGAACACCTCTTTAAACTGAATGTGATTCTCAGTCTCTAGTTTAGTAATCTTAGGTTCGATTATGTCTATGCGGTCGTGAGCTTGCACTACTGTTCTTGCCATTGTTAATCCTAACTTGCTTTTTCAACAACTTCTTCTTTTAATTCTTCAGGTTTTAAAGATTCAACAAGATTAGCTCTCATAACACTAAGAGCCGCCAACTTTTGATCCATTTGAAATTGAAGATTATTTTGTTGAGATTCTAAGTCTCTAATTTGAGCAATTAAATATTTTGAAGAATGAGATAAAGATTTTTCTGTAAACTCTTGTCCATCAATATTAATTACGTTTTCCTTAACTTCTTCTTTCTTTTTAGCCATAATTTTCTCCCTATGTTATGGTTTGTTTAACCTATAAAGGTTGTAGCTGCATTAATAGCACTTGTTACTGGAGCCATGTCTTCGCTGCCCCAATCTTCTAATGCCTTCATTGTATCTAAGTAGCCTTTGCTTCTAGCGACACGTTCTTTCTTTTCTGCTGTTGTCATATCACTACAGAAGTCTTCACTTGTTGCATCAGCACCTTTGTCGTGTGTCTTTATAACTTCTGTTATAACACTTACACTGCCCAGCATTGCTGAGTAGTCTTGTGCAATCTGATCTGCTTCTCTTGCCATTTTATTCTTCCTTTTTTTCTATGTTAATATTACCTGAGATTGATATTCTCTCTCCGTCATTTTCATAAAACGGAAAGACTTGGTGGAGCATTTGTGCAGGAAACATAACCATATAACCTTCTGCTTCCTTCTCCATATTATACGCAAATGTTGATACTTTGCCTAGTGTATTTGTGTAACTAAATGCAAAGTTAGATATATGATTATCTGCATTTGACTCAGCGCATACAGGTAGCTTGCGCTGTTCTGCATAGGATGTAGGTATTTGCATCCATATTACAAAACTATAAACACCACCGTGATCATGTGGTGGGTTAAACTCGTGCTTCTTCTGGAAGTTTACCCAGAGGCTTTCTAAGTTAAACCCTTCACCTTCTTTCATAACAGCTCGCCAAGGTGGGCCATAAGACTCAATGTGGCTGTCCATAAACTTAGGGATTAACTCACCGACAAACTCTTCTAGTAAGGGTGAGTTACCATCAAGGCGTATAGAGGAGCTGATGTTACCTGCAAGTTCAGGCTTCATATCTTCTGGCTTTTCTCTTGCCTCGTTAATCACAGTCCATAGGTTAGCCACAACATCCTCTGGGAGTTGTCCTTCAACAACCCCTA